ATCCTGAGCACCATAAGCTACTAATTGAAGAAGACCACCACCCATTTACGCTATATTCTTTATACTATTAGAGGAGAAAAAAAAAAGGAAATTATATAACACGACTCTTTTATAATTTTTATTATAGTTGATATCTTTATTATATTTTTAATTGGAATAAGCAAGGCCGCCCATACCTGATAATATACGAAGGACGTTGTAATTGACCGCGTATATATTGATGCCTTGGTATGTTAGACCAGTATCAGCAGGATTAGCAGCATTAACCATCAAAGTTGCAGTGTCAATACGAGACATATTGAGGGTGCCGCTCGGTTGGTGATCTTCGGGTTTTAGGGCAAACGAATACACATTTATAGAATTATGTACGGGAACGTTGGTGTGATGCTGGAAGGGCTGAACATAATTGAAATAATCGCCTTCTCTTACAGCAAAACGATCGTTGCCGTTTAATTGGAGGATGGCATTAATAAAAGGGTTGTTATTTGTCGGGGGTTTGACATCGGATATAACTAAATAGTTTGATGTACGTTGTCCTCCCGCATCAGCAGAACCGCCAAACGCTAATTTATATGAGTCATAATTTTCAACATTATCCTTATTGGTGTAATCATACCATCTGGTTTTATTAACTGTCGTGGTTGTTTTTGCGACCCATACAAGTTCTTTGCAAGGGTGATTGAAGTTGAGCTTGATTCTGTTGGTGCCGGGAACTAGGGGTTCAGTGCCGGTGAATTGTAGCTGTTCTATTAAATATTCGTGGGATAATTGAGCGAATCTTCGGCGTTCATCGGTATCTAAGAAGATATAATCAGCCCATAAAGAGATATTTTTAATAGGTTCAAAATCGTCTAATGAGCCGGTGCCAACAGATATGCAGTTGGCCTTAATTTCAAAATCTATTTTTACTTTGACTTCGTGATATTGAAGAGCGATTAAAGGCAGTGCAAGACCTACATTTCGGCAAAACCAGAACTCGAAGGGAATATATAGAGTTGTGTCAGTTATAGCTGAATTAACAAAGCCGCCGCCTAATATATCTTTGTCGGCACCGACCATAGTATCATATGCATAGCGTTTGCCGATAGGAAGAGATAATTCGTTCCAGATGTAAAGCCAATCAGAATAATGCTTATCTATTTGTTGGCCACCAATTTCAATAACAACGGATTTTATTAAGCGCAACCCGAGATAATTTTGGTATGTGCTGGTAGTTGGGGTAGTGAGATTTTTCTTTTTAGGGACATCAACCTGTAAATACATACGGTTTATTAAATCGCCGTTGCGTGATATTTGGCAGGTTACAGTATTACCGTAACCGGCATTACCGTTGAAAGTTTGTTGGATAGCTTCAATAGCAAAGTTAGTATGACGACGATAAACTACTTTGAAAAAGGTAATTTGCGGATTACCAGTTAAATAAACATCCTGA